GTCGCGTGCGAGAAAACCGCAGGTTTGCCATTCAGCTACGGCATTTTCATAAGTTTGCTTTATCATTTTTTGCTGTGAGATAAATTTAAGATATGGGAATGAGAGGACCACAGCGTCGACCGGATAGCGAGCGCGGCATTGCCGAAAACGGCGGCGTGGTCTGCGAACCGATACAAGAAGCGATCGAAGCCCCGGCGCATTTATCGCGCGCTGGCAAAAAAGAATTCGCCAGATTGGTCGAGCAAAACCGCGCCGCAGGCGTTTCCATCCGATCAATTGACGCTGACCAGTATGCAGATCTCGCTGAGGCTATACTTCGTCGGCGCCAGACTGACGATCACCGTGAATGGATGGCATTTGGCCGGCAGATAGATGAGCTTCGATCGCAATTGAACATGGGACCGCGGAATCGAGCACGTGCTGGCATACGTGACCTCAAAAAACCATCTGCCAAGTCGATCACGGCGAAGGTTCTGGAACTTGCGCGCAAACAGAGCTGATATTTTTTTTGACGCTGATGCCGTTGCCTTAGCAGAGGCATTGATAGGAACGCTGACGCTCACCAAAGCCACACGCAGCGGCCAACCAGAGCCATTTGAGCTGCTGCCTCACTCGCGAAAGCTCATTGCTAATCTTCTGGGATGGAAACGCGGCGATGGCCGGCGCCTATACAGGAAGGCGTATTGCTCGATGGGACGAAAGCAGGCGAAGACGCAAACCGTCGCCGCGCTGGTCAGTGCCGAGTTTTTCCTCTCGTCTGAGCTTCAACAGGAAATCTACATGGCTGCCAAAGATCGCGATCAGGCCAGCATCTGTTTTGACGCTGTCGCCGACATGATCCGCGCGCATGATGAACTGTCTTCGCTTGTCACGATAACGGAATCACGAAAACTGATTCGGCATAACGAAACTGGCAGCATCATTCGCGCGCTATCAAGCGACGGCGCCGGAAAACACGGCTACAATCCGTCGCTCGTCGTGTTCGACGAGCTGCACGCGTGGGGCGCCGCGGAACAGGAACTGTACGACGCGCTTACGACCGGCAGCAAATCCCGTCGTAATCCGTTGTGGGTGACGATTACGACGGCCGGCAGCAATCAGGAAAGCATCTGCTATCGCGAGTACAAATATGCAAAGCGCGTGCTCGATGGGGAGATTCAGGACGACAGCTATTTTCCATTGATCTACGAGGTGCCGATCGACGCCGACTGGACGGATCAGTCAATGTGGCCGCTGGCTCTTCCGACACTCGGTATTTTGCATGAACTGACCGACTACGAGGAAGAATTCCGCCAGGCTCTCGCGCGGCCTGAGCGGCAAAACACCTTTCGCCGGTTGTACCTGAATCAGTGGACCTCGGCGAATACTGCATGGATACCTCTGCGCGCGTGGGACGATTGCGCAGGCCAATTGCCAGATTTGACGGGCGTGCCGTGCTACGGCGGCCTGGATTTAGCGGCAGTGCGAGATTTGACGGCGTTTGCGCTTTGCTGGCCGATCGACGACAAAATATATTACCGCGCATGGGCATTTTTGCCGGAATCGGCACTTCAGGAAAAATCACTGACCGACGGCGTGAGATATGACATTTGGGCCAAACAGGGCCACGTCGTGCTGACGCCAGGCAACACGACGGACTGGCGATTTGTCGTTGAACACATTAAGCAATTGGCAGAGAAATTCAATATTCAGGGAATTGCTTATGACCGCTGGGGAGCGCGAGATACCGCTCAGGAGCTGCAAAATCACGGGCTCAAAGTCCTGGAATTTGGCCAAGGCTATGCGGCGATGTCGCCAGCGGCAAAACGATTTGAACAGCTTATCCACGAAAAAAAGCTGGTCCATGACGGATCGCCGGTTTTGCGCTGGAACATCGAATGCTGCGAGATTTCCAGCGATCCGGCTGGAAACATCAAACCGATTCATCCGGACCGGCGCCGCGATTCGACGCGAAACGATTTGGTGATTGCTTGCGTAATGGCGACCGGAATTTGTGTGGAAAATCAGAATGTGCAAAGATCGGTATATGAGGAAATGATGCCGATCACGATCGGCTGGTGACATGAACAAATTCGGAAGATTAATGCTTACGCTCGGCGCCACGCCGCCTCCAGATAACGATTTCTGGTATCGGCCTGTCAGTGGCTCGAAGTATTACGTCTCCGCGGATTCCGCTATGCGGATCACGGCCGTGTGGGCCTGCGTTCGTGTGATCGCCGAAACCATCGGAAGTCTTCCGATCGGCGTTTATCGTAGAACGCGCGACGGCCGCGAATTGGACCGAAATCACGCGCTGTATTATCTGCTGCACGATTCGCCGAATCCGGACATGTCGGCCTTCGAATTTTGGGAACTGGCTGCTAAATCGCTTTGCCTGCAAGGCAATTTCTACGCGCGCATCGTGACCAATCAACGCGGCGATGTGACGAGATTGATTCCGCTGTCGTCGAACTCGATGCGAGTGACCCGCGATCCGGAAACAGGCGTTCTGGTGTATACCTACGGTGGCGAGGTTTACACTGCTTCCGACATCCTTCACGTTCCTGGCCTCGGCTACGATGGCGAAGACAATCTCATCGGCTATTCTCCTGTTTCCTACATGGCGCAAAGCCTAGGTATGACCCAGGACGCTGAAAGCTACGGCAGCAATTTCTTCAAAAACAATGCAACGCCGCCATCCTACATGACGGTGCCGCAGGCGTTGAGCAATGAAGCTCGCAAGAATTTGCAGACATGGCTGCTCGACAACTTCGGCGGCGTGAAGAACGCCGGCAAGATCGGCGTGCTTGAGCAAGGCGCGGAAATCAAAACGGTGGCAATCAACCACCGCGACATGCAGTTTCTCGAGCTGAGGCAATATCAAAAGGCCGACATCTGCTCTATTTTTCGCGTGCCGCCGCACATGATTCAGGATTTGACGCGGTCGACGAATAACAACATTGAGCACCAGGGAATCGACTTTGCGACGCATACGATTCGCCCGTGGTTGACGCGATTGGAAAAGCGCATCAACATGCAATTATTTGGCCCGCGCGAGGCCGCCAGCTATTACGCGGAATTCAACATGGACGCGCTACTGCGCGGCGATGCGGCCAGTCGCGCCACGTTTTATTCGTCGATGCGCAATATCGGCGTTTTGAGTGCCAATGAAATTCGCGCGAAGGAAAATATGAATCCTTACGCGGGCGGCGAAGCGTATCTCGTACAAGGCGCGATGGTGCCAGTAGATCAAGCGGGGGTATTTCAGCGATGACGCTCGAAGATCAGATCAAACGCGACGGCTACCGTCTGCAAGCTGAGATTTTGCCCATTGATCCCGTCATGCCTGACGAGGATGACGATAACGGCGAGGAAAAGCGGCCGACTAAGCCGCGGCGGCGAGAGGTGCTGTTTTATAGCGGCGCTACCGTTGATCGGTTTGATTTTTGGTCTGGCGAGTCTTGGCAGCTGAGATTTGATATGGATTCAGCGGATTTGTCGACCTTGCAGGCTGGCAGCGCTCCGGTTCTCGACGGCCACAAGCTCGACGAAAGCGAATACGTTCTGGGTATTGTAGAAAACGCTCGCAAGGCCGACGACGGATTCCGAGCAACGCTGCGCTTTTCCAATCGAGAAGATGTCAACGGTATTTGGCAGGACATCGAAGACGGAATTTTGCGCAGCGTTTCGATGGGCGTTCAGATTGGCGAGTTGGTAATTGAATCGCGGCCTGGTGCTGAGATTAAGCAATATTTGGCTCGCAAGTGGAAGCCATATGAAATCAGTATCGTGCCGATCGGCGCCGATCCTGGCGCGAAAATTTTGCAGAGTTTGACGGCCGCGGGCAGCGCGGACGAGCAAATGGCCAAGTATAAGCTGGCGTTGAAGCAAAGACGACTGCGCGTGCTTGGCAAATAACGAAAGGGGCAGACACCATGACGAAACGTGAACTGATGTCTACCGTCTCCGCGCTGGAAGTTGAGTACAGCGCTATTCTGACCGCCGCGCCCGCGGCGGCCGACCCCGTCGCGCATCTTGCGGCGGTGGACGCGAAAGAGGCCGAGCTGGACTCGGCGCGCCAGCAGCTG